AATAAGAAATAAAAATCCAGGAAATATAAAATTAGGAACAGATTGGGATGGTTTAGCTAATGAGCAAACAGATCCTACATTCTGTACCTTTGAAGAAGCTGTAATGGGTATTCGTGCATTAATGCGTATATTACTTACTTACAGATTTACACACAAAAAAACAAACGTAGACTCAATCATTAGCAGATGGGCGCCCCCATCAGAAAATGATACTGAGGCTTACATTAAGTTCGTATGTGATAAGATGGATGTAAAACCATTAGATGAGCTTGACAATAGCATTGAGCATTATTTACCCCTTGTTAAAGCGATTATCCAAATGGAGAATGGTATGCAGCCATATGATGACGAGCTTATAGTAGAGGGGATGTATAAAGCATGGGAAGGTTATCCAACTGGTTCTACAGCTTCTTAGAGCATTGGGGATCAAAAATACATGTATATGCTTGGAACAAGAAATACAGCAAAAGAGATTATGTTTTGTTAAAAGGTAACAAGACAGGTAGGTTTTATACGATTAAAAAAAATGATAGATAAAATAGTATATACCTTATTTTCATGGCTAGATAAATTCTGTAATTTTTTATTCGACAGATTTATTAGTGATGATCCAAAAATAAAAAAAAAGAAGAAAAAATAATATGTGGTTGAATTTATTATCTTTAGGTGTAAAGACAGCATCTCATATATATCAGAATAAACAACAAACTAAACGATTGATGTCAGATGCTCAGCGAGTACATGCTGAGAAAATGGCGAAAGGTGAACTTGAATATAAAGCGAAAGTTATTGAGAGTAATGATAATGGTTGGAAAGACGAATTTGTCCTTGTTCTCGTATCTGTTCCTATTCTTATATTGGGTTATTCTATCTTCACTGACGATCCTAACATTCGTACTAAGTTAGATTTGTTTTTTGAATACTTTAAGAACTTACCATATTGGTATCAGGCAATATTCATTGGAGTAGTGTCAGCTATATATGGTCTTAAAGGTGCTGATATTATGAGAAAGAAATGACAGCGTATATTGGTAAACCAAAAAACTCTAAATGCAACACCTGTAAAAATAAAATAACTAACAGATATGTTATGTTTGATAGAACTAAATATTGTTTAAAATGTTTTTATATGTCAGGCAAAGCGTTACCAATATTTCATGAAAATAAACGAAAATACTAATGTAGCATTACCAATTAGAAACCTTATAGGAATAGTTGCAGCTGTTGCTATGGGTGTTTGGGCATACTTTGGTATTATTGAGAAACTTAACAATCACAGCACAACACTCCAATTGATGGAGTCAGATTTAGAAAAAAACACAGAATTTAGAATTAAATGGCCAAGAGGTCAATTAGGTTCGTTACCTGCTGATAGCGAACAATTTATGCTTATAGAGGATCTATATAAACAAGTTGAAAAGCTACAAGCTACTCAAGAAATGAATATGACTAATAAAGTTAATATTGAGTTCTTGCAAAAACAAATGGAAAAAGCATTAAAAGATATTGAAAAATTAAAAGACAAACAAAGGGAGTTTGCAAATGGAAACGGTTATTAGTAGTGTGGTTGCTCTTTGCATGTTCATTGGTGGTATATTACAAGAACATAGAATACAAACATCAATGTCAGACTGCCTTAAAGGTAAGCGTCTTGCAGAAAGAGATAAAAACGTAAACGTAACTTATATGTGTGGTAAAGTAGATGCTGTACTAGAAGATAATATTGATGGATCTAAATCAATTAAAAAAATAGTAGAGGATAAAAACTAAGAGTAATCTCTTTCTATAATCATTTCAAGATAATGGATAGCTTTTTCTATATCCTTACGTTTACCCTTCTTTTGGTGACGGCATATGTATTTAATTGCATTGCCTTCGGCATATAGTAATTTATTTTCATTGATAAACAAAGCTGGTTCAATCTTCATACTTTTGTAGTGATCACCATCTACTTGTTTGTTAAGTGAATTGTAAGTCATATCTTTAAATATCCCTTTATAAGTCATTAAAATCTTAATCTATAACGACCAGGTCGATACTCTCGATCTGGTTTTTGTTTTATGTAATGGTTTTTTCTTACTCTATATAGATCCATATTGATAGCTTTAGAAACTTTTTTATAAACATAATCAGGATCTAAATCTGCTAGTTTACAAACTATTCTAAAATCAAATGAGTTACCTGATAACCAAGCAAGAGCTTGATCTCTATATGCACAGTAATAAACATCATTACCTTTGTATGCAGCATCATGTATTGCTTGAGTAATCACATTAAGAAACATTCTTTGTTCAGGAGTTCTCATCAGATTTAATAACCTCGTAAGTTACTCTATCTGGTGTGATTTGACACTCTTGCCAGTTAAATGTATCTGAATCTAATTTATTAACTATTTCTTTAGCGTGATCATCTGAGTTTGCATCAACAAATATCTCAGTAGTCACAGGTTTATAAACCCATATACGAAATTTATAAATCATATATTATTTTTACGTCTACTAGCTTCTAAAGTTCTAA